CATCGACCAATAGCTGATCACCAAGGTGCAGGATGGTCCGCTTGTTGTCCCACCATGCGCCGCGACCACGAATGCGGTCGGGGTTGTAGACGCCACGTTCAGCGCTAATGGCAAAGAGTGTGGCGGCCGCTTGAGTCCAATCGATGCCGCCACGCTCGTTGGGGCATAACTGGCGCCAATAGTTCAAGCCAGCCAGTGAAGCAAGATTGGTGGAGGTGTGCGCTGCGCGGGTAAGTCGAACCACTTGGCCAGTGTTGTGGGGGCGGTAGTAGTAGGCGTCACCGTCAAAACCGAGGCAAGTGAAATGATCGTTTGCGTCAAGGTCAGGCAACTTGGGCTCGGGTTTGGGCTCGATCAATAGCTGGCTGACGGGTTCGGGGTCCAGCTCCATCGGGGAAGAAATGTTGGCCTTGACGTAATCTGCGGCCTCATCAGTTGACCAAGTGGCATCCGCCAGATCCCAGCCTTCTGGGGCATCAGGTGGTGTGTTGACCATCTGGACCCGATCTACGGGAAGCCGCAGCAGCAGCTGGGCAAGGCGATCCATTGCCTGCTGACCAACGGCATCGGCATCAGGCCAAAGAATGATGCGCCGGCCTGTTAAAGGCGACCAATCCGCCTTATCAAGGGCCTTGCAGCCTGATGGCCAGGTGGTGACCACGGCCTTGGGATAAAGCTTGGCCGCGGCATCAGCCGCCTTTTCGCCTTCAACGATCAGCACGGTGCCGGTGCGCGCGCGAAGCTGGGCAAGGTTCAATAGCGGGCGCGGTGCCGGTGGCGCCTTCCACTCCCAGCGACTGCCGGACCACCAGAGGGGGCGGATTTTCTTGCCGGGGAAGCGGCACACCATGAAGGTGTCGCTGTAACGCCAGACGTGCTCGGCACCCTTGGTAGGCGGCTCAGGCCGCTCTGGTGTGATGCCTAGGTGCTGCTCAATGCGCTGGGCGGCTTCCTTGAAGGTCCAGCCAGTCCGGCGCAGCAGCAGGTCCATGCCAGAGCCACCGCCGCCGGTTTCCGATGGGCCGCCGCATTTGTTGCAGAACCATGAGCCGGTGCCGTCCTGATCATCAAAGCGATAGCGATCCTTGCCACCGCAGAGCGGACAAGGCTGATGCTTGTCGGTCAGCTGCTCGTTGGTGATGCCTGCAAAGGCGCCAAGGATCGACGGCCATTGGCCGTTGGCAAGTTCGTAGATGCGGGTCATCAGCGTGAAGCCTGTTGCTGCATGGCGGCGGCAATCATCTGCCGGACGTAAGCCGATCGGGACATCAGCTGGCCGGCCTGGCGATCGAGCCAAGCAATCTGTTCTGGGGGTAGGTCAAGCGTGATGGTGCGGCGCTGCTGGCGCTGGGAGTGCATGGGTTGCGCTGGTGTATCGCTAGGGCTATCGTAGCGTGAAATCTGCATCTGCCAACCCATGCCAGCTTTTAGATCGCATCTTGAAGTGCTCGTCGCTCAGGAACTTGATGAGCACAGAGTCAACTGGGACTACGAGCGGCCGGTCCTGCTGCCGGGTGGCCCTGAGGTGCGCTACTTGCCGGACTTCACGATCAACAGCGCCGATCATGCGCTCCAGCTGCCGCAATGGGTCGAGGCCAAGCCGCAGCAGTTTCTGTATGACTTGAGAGACGTGCTTGGCGTGACCCGCAGGCATGGTGAGCGCTTCTCTGGTGAGATCCGGCACGAAAACGTCACGTCGAAAAACCTGCAAGATTTGCTGGTGAAGGAGCTTTGGAAGCCAAAACGATTGGCCGAGCTGACTGGCAAATCTGTTCTAGTTGTTGGCACCGTTGGGGGCACATCTTCCTTGTCTATTGAGATGTGCGCGGACTCGATCCGGTTCAGTCGGCAGCATCCGTTTGTAAACTGGTTGGGCATACAGAAGTCCCAAGAGCGTGAGCGCAAGCGCTTGCAGTGGCAGGCCGAGGCCGCTGAGCGGCAGCGTGTATGGCAAGAGCAGCAGGAGCAGAAGCGTCAGGTAATGGTGCGCCAAGTGCGGGAAACATTGCAGTTCAAGCATTTTGGGCCGACGAAATGGAACCGTGGCTGTTTTGGTTGCGGCACGTTTGTACAAGCCGGAGATGGCTCGCTGCGCAAGGCGGAGTTCACAGATGGCAGCCACGAATGGCGGGTGCTGTGTTCTAGCTGTTGCCATCAGCAACAATCCTGACCGCATCTGCAACAGAACGCACCACGCCAGCAATCCCACCAGCGCCCTGAACCACTGATAGCCACGCCTGCTGCTCGGGTCTGATGCGGCCAGTGGGGGTCTTGATCTCGATCGAGGTGAACACGGCGAGCCGCTGGCCAACCATGTCGGGGGTGATGGTGACGGTGCGCCAACCAATTAGATCAGCGCTGCCGCGTGCCAGGCCGAATGTGACAAGCCGGCCGGTGCGTGGATCAGGCAAGCTGCCGACCTGGTTGCGAAACAGCCGAGCATCAGGCCGCGTGCCAAGCGCTAGGCGGATTTGCTGCTGCAGGGTGGTTTCGGCGTTGGCCACATGATCATGAGCGCTGCCTTGCATTGTGGACGTGCTTGGCCCATGCAACGGGGTTCTTCATGCCACGGGCTTGGCCAACGGCGATGAGCTGCTGGAGGGTGTGCGCCTTTTTCCGTTCGGTTACACGTTGCTGGACGGCTTCGCGCTTCAGTTCTTGTAGGTCACCATCTTGCTGGCGAATGACTCGCGCTGGAGGTGCGCAGGCTGCTCCACAGGACGGGCAGATCGGCGCCGGCTTGAACGCTGCAAAGCATTCAGGGCATGTGCGCACGGTGGGTGCTTGTACGTCTGTTGTCCGTACACGCGCCACCCGATCATCCAGTGACCACTCGCGGTGATCATCAGGAAAGCCATGGCGATGAACGTTGCCGACGTGATCGAGGATGATTGCCGCGGCCTTACCTGTTGCAGGGCGTAGCACGCGGCCAATCTGCTGTAGGTAAAGCCCAAGGGATTGGGTTGGCCGCAACAGTATTGCAACGGCAGCACCTGGGCAGTCGAAGCCCTCGGACACCACGTCAACGGTGACCAGCACATCAATGAAGCCTGCAGCAAATCGAGCCACAAGGGCATCACGATCGGTGGTATTGCCTAGGAGTGTGGCTGAGCAAATACCTGCGGCATTGAAAGCATTGCAGACATGCTCAGCGTGCTTGACGTTGCAGCAGAAGGCGATTGCAGACTGACCTGCACCAATGCGTTGATAATGGGTGATCGCATCACCCGTCACGGTGGGTCGATCCATGCGATCGGCGGCTTCATCAATGGCGTAATCACCAGCGCGACGTTGGATGGCGGCGAGATCTGCCACTGGTGGTGGGGCATAGATGCGTGCCGGGCTGAGGTAGCCGGTAGCTATCAGCTCAGCAGTGGATGGCCCGAGCACTAGATGATCGAACATGGAGCCGAGGCCGCGGCCGTCTTGGCGTACGGGTGTTGCTGTGACGCCGAGCAGCAGGCTATTGGGCCAGTGATCGATGATCCGACCCCAGGTGTTGCCAGCGACGGCGTGGTGTGCTTCATCGATGATTATCAGATCTGGCGTTGCAGCGCGATCAAGGCGACGGATGAGCGTTTGCACCGATGCCACTTGCACTGATGCGTTTTCAGGAGGGATACCTGCTGCTATGAGGCCATGATCGACACCAATAGCTGCCAGTTTTGCGCTCGCCTGATGGATCAGCTCACGGCGATGGACAAGGATCAACACCTGCCGGCCACGGGCTGCTGCTGCCTGGGTGATGGCAGCAAAGATTACGGTCTTGCCCATGCCGGTGGGGGCCACCAGCAACGGAGCACGGGCGCCGTTGCGATAGGCCATGCGTAGATCGCTGATGGCTTGCTGTTGATAGGGGCGGAGTTGCACAATGCGCGTCGATGCCATAGGATGATAGCTCCTGCACCCAGCAATGGACAACGCCGACTACCACGCCCACCCAGCGATCAGCAAAAGCCACCTGGATCAGGTCGCCAGAAGCCCGCTGCATTACTGGGCGCGCTACCTAGATCCAAACCGGGTAATCCCGGAACCAACTCCAGCCATGGCCATCGGTTCAGCCGTACATACGCATGTGCTGGAGCTTGACCAATGGGATGCTCGTTACGTCAGCGCACCTGATGGCATCGACCGGCGCACCAAGATGGGCAAAGCCGAGTGGGAGGTGTTCACCACCGCCTCAACGGGTCGCACGGTGCTAGCCAAGGCCGATGCCGAGTTGGTGATGCAGATGGGTCATGCGGTCTACAGCCACCCGGCTGCTGCGATGCTGCTTGGCTTGCCAGGTAAGGCTGAAACCACTCACATGTGGACCGATGCAGCGACGGGGCTGCAATGCAAGTGCCGACCGGATTGGTTGACCGATGACGGCCGGCTGATCGTGGATTTGAAGACAACTGAAGACGCCTCGCCCAGGGGTTTTGCCCGCTCGATCGCGCAATGGCGATATCACACGCAGGCAAGTTGGTATTTGGACGGCGTTGAGCAGTCCACTGGCACACGGCCCGATCAGTTTATCTTCATCTGCGTTGAGAAGAAGGCGCCGTACGCCTGCGCGGTGTACGCCGCAGACGCAGAGATGATCGCGGCCGGCGCGCAGACTGCTGCGCGTGATCTGGATGTGTTGGCCATCTGCAAGGCTGCTAATGCATGGCCCGGTTACAGCGATCAAATCGAACCCATCAGCCTGCCGCCATGGATGCGACCGCGACCTGATGGCTCACTACCTACACCCACCGAGATTGAGACTTACTGATGACTGACCAAAGCACAGCACTGACAACAACACAGCCGGCGGGGGTTTTCTCCGGCATTCAGGCCTTTGAAGATGCCCAGCGGATCGCCAAGGCCTTGGCCAGCAGCACGCTGATTCCGCAGCAGTTCCAGGGGCAGGCGGGTTACGCCAACTGCTTGGTGGCGCTGAACATCAGCCGGCGAATGGGCATGGACCCGCTAATGGTGATGCAGAACCTGCACATTATCCACGGCCGCCCGAGCTGGAGCAGCCAGTTCATCATCGGCTTGGTCAACGGTTGTGGGCGCTTCAGCCCGCTGCGGTATGACATCAGCGGCAAAGGCGACACGCTGGCCTGCACGGCTGTTGCCACCGAGTTGCGGACTGGCGAAGAGCTGCGCGGCCCTGAGGTGACGATGGCAATGGCCAAGCGTGAAGGGTGGGCAACCAAAAGCGGCAGCAAGTGGATCACAATGCCGGACCTAATGATCCGCTATCGGGCCGCAGCATTCTGGGGGCGTCTTTACATCCCGGAACTGCTCGTAGGCATCCAAACCCAGGAGGAAGTGATTGATGTAGAACAGGTCACGGTGATGACTGAACCAGCAGCAGCCGCCAGTTTGGATGATCTCAATGCCAAGATCACTACGCCAGAGGTAGCGGTTGAACCAGACGATGACATCTTCTGAGTTTTTGACAGATCAGCAACTGGCAGCGCGATGGCAAATCCATCGCCAGACCTTGCTGCGATGGCGCCGGCAATCAACCGGCCCAGCTTATGTGCGCATTGAAGGGCGCGTGCTCTATCCCCTGGCCGAGGTGGAGCAATACGAAAAGGCCAACACCATTACCCACAACCAACCATGACCTTCAAAGTAAAAGGCGCCATTTTTAAGAACACACCAGAGAAGCTGCAGCAGCGGCTTGGCGATCGCTTTGATGCGAGCAAAAAATATCCCGATGTTGACGGGGTGTTTGGCATCAAGGAGGAGGACCGGATGGCGTTTGCCAGCTATGTAATGAATGCCGAGCCAAACGACAAAGGCGAAATCCCGGTACGGATCACGGGGTACAACAACACCAGCCAAAGCGGGATCAAGTATTTGGGCTTGTCAATTGAGCCGGACTACAAAACCCAAAAGCTGATCGAGGAAAAGCTGGCTGCTTCAGGTGCTGCCCAAAGCTTGGCGGCTGCCACTGATGGCGTGGTGGTTGCCGTGAATGATGACGACCTGTTCTAGTGCTGCATGATGTGCAGCTCCAGCCGTGCGATTTCATGCACGGCTGATTGAAGGAGTTGCTGCTGTCGGTAGTTTTGCCGCAGGAGCATGGCCGCTAGGTTGCCGCTGTCTGGAGCATTTTCCAGGCGACGGCAGTCTTCCTCAAGCTTGAAGAGCTTTTCGGGGGGAATATCAATCGCCATCCACTGTCCAAAGTTCATTTGTCCGGGGCAGATTGCCCCATGTTGCCCATGAATTGCCCAGTTTGCAGTCACCCTCGCCACCGCGCAGTGGTGACGAACAGCCAGATGGCTGACCAGACGGTGCGCAAACGTGCGTGCGAGAACTGCGGAAATGTCTGGTACACGGTGGAGGTGACGGTGCCAAGCTATGCAGTGGGGTGGAGCGCTAGGCATTCGCGAAAGCCGGTGCTGCGGGTGCCAATTGACGTAACGGTGGGTCACACGCAAATGCGGGCAAGCTATGAAGAAGCGCAGGATCTGCTGGCCAACCTGACGCAGGAAGCAAACGAGCGATCAGCAGCACGGGCCGACGAACGTCACAGATTGCGACAGGCCCCCTTGCATGATGCACCGCCGACAGTGTAGGATCAATGCATCGGAGGCAAACGGTCCTCCACTCGGCAGCCCAGAGGCTGCGCTAAACATGCAGGATCAAGTCCTCGCCCTGATTGCTCAGTTCACCGCTGAGGCTGACCAGATTGCCCAAGAGCTGCGCGGCTTCCTGCCTCACAGCGATGCAGGCCGTTATCTGGAGCTAAGCCGTCGTTACGGCGAACTGCAGAACTGGATCTGCCGCTGCGAGGCGCACGTCGCCTAAGCCCTCCGGGGCTTTTACCACTACCACTCACCACCATGATCACCAACCCTTGGGTCAACCGCATTACCGCCTTGGTGGTGCTTGCCGCCATCTACGCCGCGGGCTATGCCGGCGGCCGTGACGCTGCCGTGCAAGCCCACAACGACCACCCGGCGTGTCATGCGCCGCTGAAGCCATGACCACCAAAATGCGCCGCTTCTACTTCCAGATCCGCTCAGCCAACGTGATCGAATGCATCTGGGCGCACAGCTTGACCGATGCCAAAGCCAAGGCAGCCCTTGAGTGGATGCCGTGGTGGCAACAGATTGAATGGCTAAATCCTGAACACGTCACTGATCCCTCCATCCATGTTTGAAGCAGTTCCCTTTCAATGGCAGGAAGAAAACACCGGCCGCTTTGGTGATGGCATCAGCCGGCCACTACCAAAAGCCAAAACTCGGCAATATCGCGTGTTGGTGTATCCCAGCGGCGCACGTCCGATTACATGGATCACTCGCGCTGAGTCGCGTGATCATGCCGTCAAGTACGCCCAAGCCCGCTGGCCTGGTGCTGTGGTGGAGGCAGCATGACCGACCACCGCGCCAAGCTGGAGGCATTGATCACCGACTCCAGCCTTTACAGGGCAGGGCAGCAGGATGAACGGCTGCGGCTGTGCTCCTTGCTTGACCTGCGTTTAGAACTACTAGGCAACCTCCATGGGTTGCAGGCTGCTGCTTGCCGCAAGGAGTTGCTCATGATCCGTCAAGCATTGCAAGATCACCAATGACCAGCGTCGAACTTGACCAGCAACGCGCCACATTTATCGAGGCGCTGTACCAAAGCAGCGGCCGCACCTGCTGCACCTATACGGGGTTGTGGCAGCAGTTCAGCCTGTCGGTGGCCGCCAATGTCCGCGATGTAGATGCCGATGATTTGATGGCTAACTGTGTGCGAGCAATTGGTGGCACTCAAAGCGCATTGGCTGAAAAGCACGCGCTGGCTTGCATCAAAGTGATTCGCGCCAAATTGCTGCAGGGGTGGGAGTGATGCCACCTAACAACATCAAAAAAAAGCCGCGCTTGCAGGTTGGTGTTCGCTGCACACCAGACGAGGTAGCAGCCGCCAAGCTGCTAGGTAATGGCAACATCAGCCAAGGCTTTCGTGCTGCATTACGCAATGCCATCGACCGCAAGGTGAAGCCGATGAGCCTGTACCTTACGCTCAGGGCTTGCGCTGAAATGGCCCGAATGCTGGAGGAGCCACGCCGTTGATGATTGATCCAGTCAACCAGCCGCTGCACTACCGCCAGGGCGGGATTGAGTGCATTGATGCCATTGAGGCAGCGCTTACGCCAGAAGAGTTTGCCGGGTATTGCAAAGGCAACATCTTGAAATATGTCTGGCGTGAAAAGCACAAGGGTGGCGCTGAGTCCTTAAACAAAGCGCACTGGTATCTAGCTCGACTGATTGCGACACTAAAGCCATGACCTTACCCAACCTGTCACCACTGGATCGCATTGCCATTTGGCTGCTGACCAAAAGCCCACGGGTCAGCCTGCTGGTGGTGAAAGATAAGTTTTGGCCTGATGTTTTCTTTGCTGCCGATCAAACTGATCCAATTGCGCGCACTGTGCTTGAGCGCAACATAGAGCAGGACCCACTTAGCATGGTGTTTGAGCGGATCTTTCATCAGCCAGCACACGGCGAAGACGAATGATTTCCCTTCACGCTGGCCGCTTGCTATTGACCTGTGAGCGGGCGAGCCAGACGTGGCACGCAACGATCAACATTGGCCCCAAGCCTGAACACCAGCTAGTGGTGGATACCGGCACGGTTGATTTGCGGCAGGCGATGGAACGCGGCAACATGCACTACCAAGCATTTCGCGCGAAGGTGCGGCCGGTGGAGCCCGACACGCAGCCGAAGGTGATGTGCTGGGACTGCATCCACTGGACACCTGGCGGCCGCGGCCGGTGTGAGGTTGACATCCCCGAGTGCCGCCAAACTGGTGGCAGGTTTGCACCTAACTGCGCTGTCTTCACGCCATGCAAGAGCCCAAAGTA